TAGTTGTTAGTATAACCACCACCGCCAGCGGCGCCGGTAAGGGTAGGAGGTATTCCCAAACCGGCATAGATACTCGTAAGAACCGGCTGATATTTTTCAGATCCTAAAAATCTATATACTTGAGATTGACTTTCAGTAAATTTCAGTTCCGGTCCCCAAACCATATCCATCGTTCCACCGCCGACGTTGCTGGCTAGTATATCTCTTAATTTATTGATAACAGCCTTAGTCGGTATAATTTTGTGATCTAAATCACCAACAGTCCAAAGTCTAACATTAGAAATAGCGCCGTCCAAAGCCGCCATATCTGCTAGCTTCATTTTCTCTAACATGATAATATCATCAAGAATAGAGCTAATCATTGGATCAGACCAAACCATCCAATCGTCTTTTTTATAAAAGAAAAAATCAACTTTATTTGGATCTAGAGGTATGGTTCTTTCACCATTTTTTAATCTATTGTACAAATCTTGAGGTAGTGTCTTTTTATTATTAGAGGACATTAAAGCCTGATGAGAATTATGCGATAGTTTCATCACATACTCCGGCTTTCCTAGCTGAACACCGCCAACAGCATCAACACTTAAAGGATTTAGAAAATCATATCCCCAAGGTATTTCTCTGCTTTTAAAGTTTATATCTTCTATTTTTGTGTCAGCGGCGATTGCGCTTTTCAAAGCTCTTTCTTGCTTCGTGTTTATTTTTGCAGTGCTTCTTCGGGTTATTACATTGCCGGTTCTATAAAGATAGTTCAAGAACCTTTCAGAGCGATCTGTGCCACCAACCTCTTGAAACCATTTTCTATAAAATTTTTCGATAGTCTTGTTGGGATGTACAAGAACAAGCCCCTGACTTGCAAAATCGCTCATCAGATCAATAACATTTCTAATTATACCAACACGACTGTATGCCTGCATACATTGAGCAATAAGCCTTTTCTGTTTGGTGGCAACAGACTCACCGGGACGAAAAGCATTGTAATCACTTCTATTAAAGCTGGTTCTGACGGAGCGATTAGGCTCTATATCAATATAGCTGGTTCTTCTGCCGTATGAATGAGCAGAAGCCTTTTGTATACCTTCGTAGGCGTCAATATTGTTAGCCGTAGACTTGTATGCTTCTTGCTTTTGAGACTCGTTATCCCATGTTAGATAAAGATCGTCAGACATTTAATTTTCCCAATGGTATTGTTAATAGAAATGGTAATACTATTATTACACAATTTAATAGATATCTTGGATTTTATCTGAAAACCAAGCAGGTCCATTGTATAGTTTGCCAGAATTTCCAAATCTAGAAGCATTAGACTCAGCAAATCCGCCAACTTCTAATTCTGTTATTTTCTCAACGGTTGTAAAATGTCTAGCCGACATGTTAGCCATTATAAGAGAGGAGTATCTATCTTTTCTCAGTCTAGTCTTTTTACCAGCGCCAAGCTTTACTTCTGGCGTATCCCATCTTTCTCTGCCGCTTGATGTCTGAGTCATAACTATCATGGAAAGCTCATCTTTAAGCTCTTCTATCTCCATCACGCAATCCTCAAGCGTATCATACTGCCTACCAGAAACCTTATCTTGCTCGATAGATAGACCTATGCTAGCCGTATCGAAAAATGGAAGTAAAACACACTTATCCTCAAAGTCTTTTCTTAAACCGTGATTAGCCTCTGCCAGCCAATCAGCCTTAGCAAATTGACATAATTTAAGAATATGTAAACCAGAGTGATAATCTGTGTCTTTTTCTTTGTCCTCTATCGTGGGCCATATTTGAACTTCACCCTCGCCAATCTTATCTCTGTCTTGCAGAGCTTCTACAACTGCTATCCCGCCGCCTTGAGCGTCAATAGCGATCTCAACACAAGGAAAGGCTTTCATTAACTGTCTTATTTTTTTAGCGCAGTATGAATAGAAATCGTCTTCCGTTACTATTTTCGATTTCAACTTTTCCTTATGTTGCTTTCTAGTCGTCGTCCAACAATGGACTATTCTTCTATGATCGCTATTTAGCTCTAAAACCACTATACTAAAATTATCAACCTCGGAAGCAGGATCGACACCAAAAATATATTTTTTATTTGGATCGCCTTTTAGCATAGCTTCAAAACACACATCTCCAGAAGGCAGTGTTATTGGCTTCATCTGAGACGTTGTGCATGATTCTATTAAACTCCTCTTGAAAAACCCCTGACTGTCCGTAGTAAACACGGCGCCATATTCCATCTGATAAATACCTGAGTGAACAGTGGCCTTTGCTCTAGCTATTTGACCGCTATCCATGAATCCGTCTGGAAGCCTATCTACAGGCATCCTAATAACCGAATACTCTCTCCAGTCGAAGTCTGCCGGAACAGCGCCGCCAAAAACTTCTTGTAGCTTAAACTCTTCCCCTCCGCTAGATACTATAGCATGATACCTCTTCCAATACTCAGCAAAATGATTAAAATCATAATATGCTGTTCCAGATAAAATAATTTGGTTCGATTTAGATGCGCCAGTATCTCTGTCTTCTGGTGCGCTAATAGGTATCCCAAGCTCTTTGGCCTTTTTTTCTTTTGCTTTTTGCTTGACCTTTTCTATTGGAGAAGCGGCAACGGCAGCAAAACCAGCAACAACGTTTTCAAAAATATCTCTAGGAATAGAGGCAAATTCGTCAGCAATGATATCATTAGCACGCTGACCTCTGATCTTGCTACCGTCACCGAGCGGGAGACAAGTAATAGTGCTTTGGCCGATGTGCATAACACACCTATCCACATCTCTTCTAGGCCCACTATTGCTTGAACACAAGTCCCTCAATATTGGCGCATTCTTCCATATGGTGTCCATGTACTCAAACAAAACCTTGGACTGACGGAAAGCAGCGCCTACAACAATTATTTTTCTTCTAGGCATAAACAGAGCGCGAAGCAACGGGTAAACGGACAATATAAAAGATTTACCCATACCGCGACTACCGACAAGCATTGGAAACTTTCTGTTCCACATCTCATAAAGAAGCAGAGACTGGAAAGGAGATAGTTCAATATTTAATATATATTTACATGCAAATGAAAAATACTCTGGACGCATCATTAACCAAGCTATTCTTTCTAGCAGTTTTTCGTTGTCAGAGTCCTGCATAACGAAATCCATAGGATTGAACAAGGTTGACTCATCTACGTCAATACCAAGCCAAGCGTCTTCTAGTTGTTTTGAATGATCTTTCATTTATATATACCGTCCACAAAGCCATAGTATACGGCTTCTTCAGCAGACATATACCAGTCCCCATTGTTTAATTTTCTTTTTATGTATGATTTAACTTTTGACAAAGAGTATCCTGAGTCTTTGAAAAATTTACCAGACTTATAACACCTATCAGAATAAATATCAATCATCTGCTGCGCTGCGGACTTCTCAAAAGCCGCTAGATTTTGCGAGCTTAGGTAATGTCCACTTATTTCGCTGCTGCCCCAATGGACCATAAACGAAGAGCTGGCGGTTATCAGTCTTTTTGCTGCGGCTTGAATTATAACCGTACCCATAGAACAAAGCTGTCCATATGCTATAAAAGTAGTCTTACACCTAGAACTCTTGATACAGTCATATATACCCATACCGGAATACCAGCAACCGCCCACTGTTTGCATGTGAATGGTTATTGGTTCAGTGTTTTGACTTTTAAGTATATTTATGTTTTTTATAAAATTCTGCAACATGCGATGATCCACACCAGCAGATTCACCCGAATCATCAAACTCATTTATGTATATTTCCCTATTTTTTACGTCTATCCCATATCCATGAATTTCGCCAACTGTATCTCTATTGAGCGTCATTGTCTTTTCCATTAAAAAGTTCATTTAGTCTCTTGAAGATGCTGTTGCAAATTATAAAAGCATTATACTTATTGTCGCAAAAAATAACATTTATATCTCGCCTTATGGATATTTCCATGAGAGACTTCATAAGATATTTACCACTAAGTCTTGTCTGGTCAACAATATCAAATCTCTTTCCTGTTGGTTTTTTAATCTGGCCGCTTTTGTAAAGTTCGTATTTGCGCTTATCTTCTTCGTCAAGCAAACTCATTGGGTAGTTTATCACATCCGAAGCAGAAAACTCAAGCAGCAAGTAGCGAAAATGAAAATCTTTCATACGCTCCATTTCATTAAAAAACGCCTCTTTTTTCCTTCCTAAATTCATACCTATTTCGGAGACAGATGCTTTTCTTTCTATACAGACAACATCTTCATATCCCTTTAGAGTATAGTCTCCGGTGTGAAGCGTTCCAATCTCCATACCACTACACTTATCATAAGAACTAAAGAACCATCCATCCTGTTCTCTAGTGTCTTTTATTACGGTGTATTTTGGTATTTGGCTTTTTGGCATTATTAACCTTTAGTAAAGTATATTTTACCATCCTTGTATGAAGGTCTGTTTGATGGTGATGTCTTTTTCATGTGGATATACACTAGGTCGAAACATCTTGGACCAATCTCGGCTTCATAACTCTCGCCCGGCTCAAGTGCCTCAAGAGCCTCTATGACGCTATCTGATGATACCGGCGCTTCTGTAGGCTCCTCTGGCTGAACAGGCTCTAGCGACTCTTGTGGGTCTTCCTGCTCATCTTCACCACCGGAAGACCAAGATGAAAATCTATCGTAGCTCATTTTTTATTTCTCCTAACTATCTCGTTGAAGTATGAAACATAATGCGACTCTTTACCAGTCACAGACTTATGGCACCCTCTACAGAGGGTTACGCCGTTGTCTGAATCATGGCGCAGGGAGCTAGCTGAACTCCACTTTATTATGTGGTGTACATTCAGACGAACATTTCTCCCCTTATTATTACACATTTGACACGTATAATTGTCTCGTTTTAGCACGTCAAGACGAAACTGTTTGTAAATCGGGTCTCCGTAGTCTCGCCTTTTCGACATCGCTATCCACCATTCTTTCTGCTAACTTACTAAAACTAACATTTCTCTGCCAGCCCAAAACATCTTCAGCCTTCTTTGGTATACCAAGAAGATAATCAACTTCAGCTGGACGATAAAACTCTGGATCTACAACAACATAATTACTCCAGCCATCAATGCCAATCCTGCGAAACGCAGCATCTAGAAACTCTCTGACACTATGTGTTTCGCCTGTGCCGATAACATAATCGTCTGGATTTTCCTGCTGTAGCATGAGCCACATCGCGTTTACATAGTCCTCCGCATGTCCCCAGTCTCTTTTTGCATCTAGATTGCCAAGTCTTAGCTTTGGGAATGAAATCCTTTCTTGGGTTTCGTGATCGTACAAATAGATTTCTTCGTCTACAAATACGACCTCTCCACCGCGCCAGCTTTCAAATTCCCCAATCCAATTGGTAATCTTTCTGGTTACAAACTTTTCTCCACGCCTTTCGCTTTCATGATTAAATAAAATGCCACAACTGCCGTGTATGCCATACCCTTCTCTGTAATTTCGCACTAAATGGTGCGCTGCTAACTTTGCGATGGCGTAAGGACTCTGTGGCACAAAAGGAGTGTTCTCGTCTTGGAACTTGATGTCCCCATATCTTCCTTTGGTAATCGAGAAATTTTTACCAAACATCTCACTGCTACTGGCTTGATAAAACCGTATTTGGTCTTTTCTGTCAGAATATCTAATAGCCTCCAAGATATTCAAAACACCGCCAGCAGTAATGTCCCATGTTAAATTCGGCTGCTTAAAACTGGTTCCGACGTGGGACTGTGCAGCCAAATTGTATATTTCATCAGGTTTATGTTCTTCTATGATCTTGCTGACATTAAATCCGTCAGTTACATCGCCCTCTACGAGTACGATATTTTGCAAGATGTGATTAATATTAATTGTGTTTGGAGTGCTTGATCTTCTGGTGACTCCGACGACTTCATATCCCTTACTTAGTAAGAGTTCTGCTAGATAGCTACCGTCTTGTCCTGTAATACCAAAAATAACTGCCTTCATTATTGGTCCTTGTCTATTAGTGTTTCGGGCGTAAGAAATGGCTGGTCGATATTACCGTCTTCATATTGAGTATATTCTGAAAGCCGTTCTTTCTCTCTTTCAGTTGCCAGCCGCATCTTTTCCATTTCTATACCTATTTTCGACCTAAACTCTGAACTGGTCGCGATTTGCTTCACCAGTGATGCAAACGTCTGTTTTGAGTCCTCAATGGCCTTGATACGCTGCTCTCTTGTGCCTTTGAGGTCTTT